GTAAATCACAGATTTGAAAATGATGAATATTACATTAACGTGGTGGCTAAGAAAGTATGATCTCAAAAAGTACAGAAAATCTAATAGGTAACCAGTCATTCATTTGGTTTACAGGGGTTATTGAGGATATTAACGATCCATTAGAAATGGGGCGTGTTAGAGTTAGATGTTTTGGATACCATACTGCTGATAAATCTAAAATTAAAACTGAAGATTTACCTTGGGCATCTGTACTTATGCCAGTAACATCAGCGTCTATGGCAGAAGTTGGACAATCAGCTACAGGATTACTTCAAGGTTCGTGGGTAGTTGGATTCTTTAGAGATGGTACATCAGCTCAAGACCCTATAATTATGGGTTCTGTTCCAGCATATACAACAATAAAAAATGAAAATGATAATATAGGTTTCTCTGACCCCGATAAAGTTCACCCTATAAAGATAAATGTTGCAGATAATCCTATTGCAGCAAAGAGTACATTCAATACATCTTTTGCATATACTAAGAAGAATGAATTACGGGATTTATATAACTCTGTACCATTAGCAAACAGTGGTTCTACATGGAGTCTTCCTGATTTGACATCTATTGTAAAACCTCAGTATCCACACAACCACGTTACAGCATTTGAAAACGATGCTAATACAGTTGAGTATGATTCTACAAAAGATGCTGAAAGATTTTCTCATGTACATAAATCAGGAACATTCAAAGAGATTAGTGCAAATGGTGATAAGACTCAAGTCATTATTGGCGATAACTACAAAGTGATAGTCGAAGACGATAATGTATGGGTTAAAGGAACGTGTAATTTAACTATAGATAAAAGTTGTAATACTTACATCAAAGGTAATTGGAATATTCAAGTCGATGGTAATAAGACAGAAGTAGTCAAAGGTACATATACATTAGATGCACCAAAAGGAAGTATAGACTTCCCTGCGGGTAATATCACATCTAATTCAGTAACACTTCATACTCATACACACAGTGAAATGATGGGATCAACATCTGGCACAACTGGTGCACCATCAGGGTAAAAAAAACTAAAGAAAGTATATAAATAGAGACATGGCACAAGGATTATCAGACTTTAATAGCTCTACTGGTTCAACTCGAGTTGCAGTGACGCGGAAATATACTGACCTTCCTTTATCGTTTATACAACATCCAGGTACTGGTGATATTCGACCATTGAGTGATCTTGATGCTGTTAAGCAATCGGTTAAGAATTTAATTCTTACTAATTTTGGAGATAGACCTTTTCACCCTGAGATAGGTGGAAATGTAACATCATATCTTTTTGAAAATGCAAATGGATTAACATCTTATGCTATTGAAGAAGAGATTAAAAAGGTAATAAAGGAGCATGAACCAAGAGTGAACGGAGTAACTATTCGAGTCCAAGATAATATGGATGCTAACGCTTTTATTGTTCACATGCAATATAATGTGCTTGCTCTTAACGTAGAAGTTCAATCTTCATTTTATTTAAAGAGGTTAAGATAATATGGCAACACAACTAAATACAACAGAGTTAGATTTCGATAAAATTAAGGATAATTTAAAAACTTATCTTAAAAATAGTGGGGGTGCATTTGCTGACTATGATTACGAAGGTTCAGGTCTTAATAGTCTCCTTGACATCCTTGCATATAATACTCATTATAATGCTGTTAATGCTCACATGGCAGTAAATGAATCATTCATTGACACCGCACAAGTTAGAGCTAATGTTGTTTCTCATGCTAAATTAATTGGATATATTCCAAGAAGTGTAAGTGCTCCATCTGCAACTATTGCATTAAAATTGAAACGTACAGGTGGGAGTGAAGAATCGATTACATTACCATCAGGTAGCACATTTGAAACAACTGTTGGTGGTGTTACATATACATATCAAACACTAGCTGATATTAAATCTTCTACTTATAATTCTACTACAACAAATTTTGAATTTGATGAGATTAATATATATGAAGGTACACTAAGAACAAACTCTTTCTTTTTCAACGATAACAATAATCAAAAGTTTGTTGTTCGAGATTCATTAATAGATACCTCTACAATGAAAGTAACTGTCAAAGATAGTGCTACAGCTAATAATTCTACAACATATAATTTATATAGCTCTCAAACAGAAGTAGGAAATGCAACACCTGTTTATTTCTTAACAGAAAATTATGAAGGTTATTATCAGTTAGCGTTCGGAGATAATATAATTGGAAAACAACCAGTTGTAGGTTCAGTTATAACTGTCACATACTTATCGAGTAACTATACAGCATCCAATGGGGCTAACATATTTACATTTACAGGATCATTCCCAACTGATACAGCACTAGCTGATTCAGATGCTATTACTGTATCTTCAATAGCATCTGGCGGTGCTGCAAGAGAATCTACTGAGAGTATTCAAATAAATGCTCCACGAAAATTTATTACTCAAGATCGAGCTGTAACAACACAAGATTATATTTCTATTGTTAAATCAGTAATTGGTGATGTGCAGGATGTTGCTGTTTATGGCGGTCAAGTATTAGACCCACCTGAATATGGAAAAGTTTTTATATCAGTAAAACCACAATCGTCTTTATTCTTGACAGAACTTCAAAAGTCTTCTATATTAACTTCACTTGATAGGAAGAAGGTAATTACTGTAGTACCACAGATTATTGACCCTGATTATACATATTTGTATTTTAATGTATATTTTAAATATGATACTAATTTAACTGATAAAAATAAAGAACAAATCAAGGCAGCGGTATCTGATAAAATTTCAGTATTTGGAGATACATTCTTAGATAAGTTCTCTAATAACTTTAGATATTCTAAATTACTTGCAGATATTGATTCGACTGACACTGCTATTAAAGGTTCAGTAGCTCAAGTATATGCTTATAAGCTAGTTTCTTTTACAGCTGAAAGTACTGCAGGAATAACAACTTCGTTTGGTGTACCTTTATTAGGTGATATAAGACAAACCAATTCATTTATTACCACATCGGGCTGGGACCAAAATAATAGAATCTATTATCTAGAAGATATTGCAATTGATGGTGATACAACTCGTAGACGTATTCAAAAATATTATATTGGTACGAACAATATTAAAATTGTAGACGGTAAAGGTATAGGATTTTTATATCCAGCTACAGGTCGAATTACACTTGATAATCAAAATGTAACACAAACAGCTAATGTTGAGATTAGAGTCATACCTAAATCTTATGATATACCTGGTATAGAAAATAAAATCTTAACAATCGATTTAGGTAAAACTAATGTATTCCCTGATTCGAATTTATCTACTTCATCGGGTGATGTAGTACCAAACTCTGTTTATCAAGTAACATCTACAGCTACAACATCAACAGGATTTGATCCATTTACAACTACAGGAACATTTGTTCCACACACAATGTATGACCCAGTTAGTGGAATAGGTTATGCAGCAAACACGTATGAAGAACATATTCTTTATCAACAATTAGGATATACACATACAGCTCCTGCGACAACATCAACTGTAAATACAGGTCAAGCATTTGGAGCTGCAACTGTTACAGATACAGGAACAGCAACAACAACTGGAAGTGGAACAACAGCAGCAACATCAACGACGACATATCAAACTTCAGGTAGTAGTTATTAATGAAAAACTTAGAAAAACTTAGAATCAATGAGCTTCTTCCTGAGCAGTTAAGAGATACTGCTAAGAATCTTATTGATTTCTTAAAGGTATATTATACTCAACAAAACACTGATAGTGCCCCTACTCAGTTAATAGAGTTTATAAATCAAAACCAAGATTTAGATAGAGTTGCTGATAATAAATTTATATCTGCTCTTTCAGACTCGATTGCAAAAGACTTACCTAAATCCGCTTATGTTGAAAGAACCAAGCTGCTCAAAAGGTTAGTTGATTATTATAACATAAAAGGAACAAAGAGATCGATTGAGATTTTCTTTAAGTTATTCTTTAATAAAAATATTACAATAAATGAACCATGGGATAGTGTATTAATGCCGTCTGATGGTCGATTTAATAAAAACTTTTTTATTCGTGTTGTTCCAACTACTCCAACTTCAATTACTGATGCACTATTAAGTAAAAGAGTTTACCAAAGAAATCAATATTTTGATAAATCATCTTCAGGTATAATAAGAAATATAGAAAAAGAAGAATATGATGAAACAATTCACACTTTATATTTAGATAGCTTAAGTATTAGTGGAACATTTATTGAAGGTAACGATTTAGTTGATGAGAATAATGTTGTTCTTGGTAAAATATATCGTACACTAAGTAAAGTCAATATCATAAATGGCGGAAGTAATTACAGTATTGGAGATAGATTTTATTCTAATTCTAATGATAATACTTCGTTTCAATTAAGAGTTGATGGTATTGATGCTGAAGGAACTATAACAGATATAAAAATATTAAATCCTGGTGCTGGTAATACTTCAGGTAATTTAGAAGTAATATATAAAGATTTTCAAATAGAGGGAAACACTCACACATTAATATATAAACCGGTTATTGGAGCAGCTAGAGAAGCAATTGGTGTGGAATTTTCGTACGAATTTAAAGCTCTTGTTGATACCTTTGGAACTACAAGGGGGATAAAAGGTAGACTATCTGATGGTATTGTAACACAAGATTCAAACTTTTATCAAAAATATTCCTATGAGGTAGTTACTGATTTAGCATTTTCATCATTTAGAAAATCATTTGATGATCTTATTCATCCAGCCGGTTATAAAGTATTTAATAGAATTAGAAAAGAAACCAATCCACCAATACCATTTTCAACTGAAAATTCATTAGTAGAAATTAAGAAGATTGGAAAAGCAGTATTACAACCTGGTAATGGTTCCGATATAGTACACATATATGATGGTAAAGGTGATCCTAATGTTGATTATTCTGGTTCACCTAGTTCAGATAGAGCAGATGAAAAAATTGCGGTACTCTTTGCAGGTGGTGTATTTCGAGATAATTATACAACTTTACAATCTAGATCACCAAGCACAACTGAGTTTTTATATGATAGTGAAACAGCAATAGCAGTTGCAAAAGGCTTACCTGTCTATCCAAAAGATAATTATTTTATGGAAGACTTTGTAAATGATAACCCAAATGGCGGAGGTTTTCTGTAAAAACGGATAAATAGAAGATGGCTATTCTTAATACAAATTCAACTCAAGACGCATCATTAATTACTGGTAATTCATTTGATTTTTTACCTCAGGCAATTAAAACTAAATTTTTAAATTCTTTTGAAAATGATTTAGATTCAAACCCTTTATACATATTTTATGGTCGAGCACAACCCTGGAACTCACCAGCTTCTGATTCTCCTACAAGACCTAATAACTCATTCTCTACAGATATATCAACAAGAGAAAATATATTAGCAATGAAGAAGGTTGATAAAGCTGATACAGAAACAGCCTTTGTTAAATTTGATTGGAAATATGGTAAAGTATTTAAACAATATGATATTACAACAGATCAAACTGTAGGTGAAGAAAGAGAATATTATGCATTTCAAAACAATCAATCGGATACAGGTGTAAAAAATTATGGTGCTGTTTATAAGTGTTTAGATAATAATGATGGTGCAGCAAGTACTACTAGACCAGACTTTGATCCGCAATCTGAACCTAAAGTTTTATCTGATGGTTATAAGTGGAAATATATGTTTTCAATTCAAGCAGCTCAGCTAGCTAAATTTCAAACTAATCAATCTCCTAATGATGATTTTATTCCTTTAGTAGAGGATGTTTCTTACGCGGGTGAGGCCGGAACAATTGATAGAATTGATATTACAGCAGGAGGCTCGAGTTATAGTCCACCTGCTAACACTGTATTTCCTTTAGTTGATATTAGTGGAAACAATAAAAATGACGATACACCTATTGGATTATTTGTAAATGGCGATGGTTTAGAAATAGATTCTTCTAGTATCACAATTGCTAGTGACGGGGGTGTAACTACAAGTGGCGACTCTATTGGAAGTATCGTACAATTTGATGCAAATGGTTTGAAACAAGGTGGTGGATATTATAGAAACGCTGCTTATAATAATTGGGTACCAGTTAGATTTGAAGAAACAGGTTTAACCGATGGTCAAATTAACAATTTAACAGATAGTCCTGCTGCAAGAAAATATGCTTATGGATTAGCTAAAATTAATGCGGCTGGAACAATTGATTCACCGGGTGATATTAAAGTAATAGATGGTGGAACAGATTATCAAAATGGAACAAAGGTAAAAATAATTCAGTCATCTACTTTGGCATATGCAAAAGTTACAGATGGTGTTATTAGTAAAACAAAAATAATTCAAGCAGGTAAGAATCATAGAAGTGCTACTATTGTACCGGTTCATGCAACTGGAACAGGGTCTACATTTACTGCTCAATTATCTCCATATAGCGGTCATGGTTCACTTCCAAAACAAGAGATGAATGCTACTGCTATCTTTATCAATAACCGAGTAACAAGTGGTGCAACCTCAGCCGATTTAAATACTGGACTTGAAAATATAGATTTCTCAAAGACAAATGATTTTAGACAAGTTGGATTAATACAAGGACCTAGAAAATTTAGTGAATATTCAAATGCACTAACAGGAGATTACTCACCTGGTTCTTTATTGACATCAATAACAGCTAATGCTAAATATAAAATAACTGTACCTGAAATAGGAACAGCTATAGCGGATAATGTAACACAAGACACACTTATAAAAGGAAATCGAAGTGGTGCTCAAGGTAAAGTCGTAGATGTAAATATCGATTCTACAAATGATGCTTTGAGAGTTATTAGATATACTAAGATAGGTGCATCTGATTTTATTGCAAATGAAAACTTATTAGCAACTGGATTATCAGCTGCTCATAGGATAAGCTCAGTATCAAAACCCGAGGTTGATGTGTTTTCTGGCGATGTTCTCTTTATAAATAATAGTGAACCTATTAGTAGAGATGTTGATCAATCGGAAACAGTTAACTTTATTATAACATTTTAGGAAAAGAATATGGCAATTACATCTTATAACATAGCACCGTATTTTGATGACTATCAAATAAAAGACTCTAATGGAGAAACAGCGGATAGTAAAAATTACTTACGGATTCTTTTCCAACCTGGCTTTGCTGTTCAAACCCGTGAACTCAACCAGATGCAATCTATATTACAAGCTCAGATTGATCGATTTGGTACTACATTTTACAGAGATGGCACAAACGTATTGGATGGCGAAGCTGCTTATAAGGATGAAGTTTTATATTTAGAAGTTACCCCACCTTCAGGTGTAACTGCAGATCAATTAGTTACAAGTGCTATATTACAAAAATCTTTAGAACTAAGACCTACCTCTGCAGCTAATTTATATGTAAGAATATTACATGCAGAAAAGATATCATCTACAAATGTAAGATTATTTGTTACACCTGTTGAACTATATTTTGATAGTCCAAGTGTGACTTTAAATAATATTATTCCAACATCAACACCTGTATTTTATTATAAAGATACTAAAGTCACAACTGCTGATGGCGATACTTTAGCCGATACAGTTGGATTAGGAACAATTACTGCAACAGGATATTCATTTGGTGCTAATGTAGAAGAAGGTATATATTTTATAAAAGGTTGTTTTGTTCATACACCTAAGCTAACTAAATATTGGATTAAAAATAGCAAAACAGAAATACCACGTGGTGATATTTCGTTAAGAATTGATGAAAATATTATTACATCTTCATCTGATTCTACCCTACTTGATAATGCTAGTGGCTCATATAACTTTGCAGCACCAGGTGCAGATAGGTATCAGATTAAACTTTCATTAATTTTCCAAGAAAGAAATGATCCTGATGATGTAAGTCCAATTAGAAATATAACTAATCAGACGTCTGGTATAAGCTTATTAGGCGGTGTTGAATCATTTGATGTTTCTCGACTATTCACTATTAGTGAAACAGGAGTTGTTCTAAGAGAAAATACTAATAAAGGAGAACTCGAAGCTAAATTAGCACAAAGAACATTTGAAGAATCAGGCAATTATGTTTTAAATCCTTTTAAGGTTACACTTAGAGATTTCCTTAATGAAAATAAAAATGGTGGTCGATATACATCTTCAACTTTGGTAGCTGAAAGACCGTTCGGAGTAGCAACTGAGAGTGTTGCAAGAACAAAAGCTATTGTTGAATTAGAAGGTTCAACTGCTTATTTAAATGGTTTTCGATATGACTTTCCTCAAAAGAGTACAATTCCTATTGATAGAGCACGATCAACTGATGATGAAACAAACACAGGATTTAGTCAAACAGTTGGTAATTACGTAGATGTATTACTTAATAATTCACCACATGGACTATTAAATAACTCACCTTCAAGTGTTATAGATTCAGATTATCTTTTATCTACTGCAAAAGATAAAGCTGTAATACGTTCACTCTCTTATGTGTCTGATGGGGATTCTAATGATATTACTTATAGAGCTCATTTATATAACGACGTTACAATAGATAAATTAAAATTAGCATTTCCTGGCTTAAAACACAAGAGTACACTCACATCTATTGGTGTGTCTATGCCTTCTGAAACAAGTCAAACTGAATCTTTAGGTCTTAAAGATACTACTTCTAATGCTAACTTATATAGATTACCAGCTGATTCAGTACAAAGACTTACCAGTGTTACATATCACCTTAATCAAAAAATATCAGGTACAGTATCTTCAGCTGCAGATGGAATAGGAACACAAAAACTAGTGATTACTGCTCCAACCGATACAGTATTTACAGAAACAACTTCTGCAGATAAATTTAATTATGTAATTATAGATAAACAGGGTGCAGGAGAAGAAAGAATAGTAAATCCTGAAAACTATACATTACACTCTGGTGCTACTGGCTCTATTGAGTTTAGAGATATTCCTGCAAATGATTCACCTTTAGGATTCCAAGCAGATCACACATACAAAGTTCTTGCACCTGTTAGAAAAACTGTAGCAGCTGGCTCCTCTGATATTAAAGCAAAAACTAAGTTTTCAACTACAACTTATGGTACTCAAGGAAGAGCAATAACAAACCTTGATGCAGGAACCAATGCAACTGGAACAGTATTAACTTTAGATCACCAAGATATTTTGCCTGAAACAATTAGAATTAATCCTGATAGCTCTAGTGGTGCAGATCAAGAGTCATTCTTTATTCTTGAAGATGGTTTAGATAATCCTGATTTTTATGGTAAAGTAAGAATCCAATTAAAAGAAGACGTTGTTTTTTCAGCTTCTAATTCACCTCACGTACAATATACTTACTATCAACATGGTGCAGGTGATTTCTTCTGTGTTAATTCTTATGGCGATTACACATCAACTACTACGCCTGATATTGATTATGGAGACATTCCATCGTATAAAGGTGAACCTTTAACGGACTTTTTAGATTTCCGAAGAAAAATTAACTTCTTACCACCCGATGCTAATTCACCATCAAGATCAACAGTACAACCAGTACCTAATAAATTAGGATCAGTTAGTTTATCATACTATTTAAGTAGATTTGATAGAATAGTATTAGATGCTGCTGGAAAACTTGCTGTTGTACAGGGTGTCTCTGCAGTCGATCCTGAAGCACCCGAACAACCTGCGGGAAGTTTAAGTTTATATACATACTTTTTACCAGCTTATACTACTGATATTAAGAGTGTAAGTGTTAACTACGTCGACAATTCAAGATTCACCATGAAAGAAATTGGTGGACTTAAATCAAGAATTGAAAACTTAGAATACTATAGTGCACTTTCTATATTAGAAAATAATACATTAAATAAAAAGATACTAAATAGTGACGGTACAGAAAGATTTAAAAATGGAATGTTGATAGATACATTCCGCCGAGACACATTTGCAGATGCTGTCAATCCACAATATTTGGCTTCAATGGATAAAGAGTTAGGTGTATTAAGACCTTATGGTATTATAAGCAATTATCGACTTTTTTATCAATTCCCTGAAGAGACAAACACAGATGACTTATCTGTATTTGCACCTGACTATTATAATAGTGAGTCACCAAATAACTTTACAATTAATACAACTACAGGAAGATCAGACCCAAGCACTGGAAGACCTCAAATTGTAATTGCTAAAAACTTTGTTAATACAACAGATGGTACTTATTTCCTTTATCAAGTAAATGATGGTACAAATTATCCTGAATATAGATTAGGTTCTTTAAAATCAGATCAAACAGAAGGTGCAGTTGATACAACTGAAATTTCTACTGTTAAATTATCAGAAGCTTCTAGACGTATTATACGAGAAGTTAGTACTGGTCAAACAGTTGCGAGATGGGAAATACAAGAAAGAACTGCAGATGGAACATATAGTACTTTATATTATTCTACTAATCTTGGATCAGGTGGTAATATGTCAAGCTTCCCAACAGGAGTTACTAGTTGGTCTGCTGTAGGTGGAGTTGTTCAAAGTACTGCTGATGTAATTACTATATATGATGACATAACAGCTCAAGGTGATGGCACAAAGAATGCATTCCAAAAATCAACTTCATCAGCTACTAATTATAATAGTCAAGTACGAAGTGGATTTAATAACTTAGAACAAGTATCTCTTTGGTTAGGCGAAAAATTAGCTACTAATTTAACTGATTTACAAAGTGATCAAGGGTTTGGTACTGAAGAATTATTTTCAAATACAAATATGACTAAAACCATATCTGTTCAACCGTTCGAGAATGCAACCTATGAAGGTAAATTAAAATTATCACCATCATCTGATGAATGGATTTCTACAGATAGAAAACCAGACATTATTAACACAGATGATAGTGCACAAGCTGTACTTGAATTTTTACAAAATGAAACAGGATTATTAAATGGTGCAATTGGTACAGAATGGAATGCTTGGCAGACTGTTCTCCAAAGCCGTGAATTTTCTTCTGTTGAAACTGATCGTCGAAGAATATTTAGACGACGTGGTTCTAGTGTTGGAGGCCTTGGTCGCGGACGTAATGCCGGCCAACTTAGATTTGCTGGTATTCAAGTAACTCGTGAAATCACTGATATTACAACAACAGAACAAACTAGAACAGGTGTCCAAAGAGAATTAGGATTTAATTCAATCGAAGAATCTCAAGGAGATCGAGTTCTTAATATTAACATTGTACCATTTATTCGTTCTCGTGATATTGGTATCTATGCTTCAGGTATGAAACCAAATACTAGAATATATGTATTCTTTGATGGCATTGATGTATCAAGATATTGTGCACCAACTGCTGGATTTATAGAATATGGTCAACATGAATATGTACCTAATAGCGAAGCAGTTACAACTCTGGATAACGCTGTAACATTACCAGATTCAAGACAAACATCAACACAAACTCCTTTCAATAGTACAGAGGTGAATCATTATAATCTACCAATGTATACAACTGCTGAAACAGGTGAAGCATTCTTAACATTCCGTATTCCTAATAATAGAGATTTACAATTTAAGACTGGCTTTAAACAAGTTAAAGTTACCTCTTCTCCATTAAATAATGATGATGAGGCTGATACATTTGCAGAAGCAACTTATTCAGCACGTGGGTTAATTCAAGATGTAGCTTCTGTTATTAAATCAACTCGAGTTCCTGAGATACAAACAACTCAGCTTAATGAAGCTCGAACAGTAATTACAGATAGAAGTAGAGTTGACAGATGGACATACGATCCAGTTGCTCAAACATTTAGTGTAGATGAAGATGAATACCCTGATGGTTTATTTGTATCTGATGTTGATTTATATTTTGCTGAAAAACCAGAATACATTGCAGATGCACAAGTTTATATTGTTACAACAGACAATGGTCTTCCAACAACAACTAAGGTACCGGGTTCTCACGTAACATTACCTTATCATAGAGTTAATGTACCGGCAAATGGTAGAAACGAAACAAATGGAGATAATATTCTTGCTGCTTCTACTAAGTTTAAGTTCGAACATCCAGTATTTTTAGAATCTAAAAAAGAATATGCAATGGTTGTATTCTCTAAATCACCTGATTATCGAGTATGGTGTTCAGAACTTGGAGGTGCTAATTTAGCAAATGCTGGAATACCATTGACAACTAACTCAGCTATTGGTGTATTATTAAAATCACAAAATGGTCGTACATGGACGCCTGATCAAATGAAAGACTTAACATTTAAATTAAATAAATGTGTCTTTAAGACTAGTGGTACATTTACTTTCCATAGTAAAGCAAGTGGAGTTTATGGGAATGATGTTCAAGGAATTGGTGCGGCACCTGTCACAGCTGGCCAAAGAGGAAAAAGTTTCTCAACATTTAATATTTCAGACGAAACATTAATATTACCTGGAACATCGTTGAATTATTCTATTAACTTCCAAAAATCTCTTAACTCAGAATTTTTAAGTAGAAATACGTATGGTATACCATTAACAGTTAAAGGTAAAACAACATACGATATTAGAAAAGTTGTTAATACAGTTTCTGAGGGTGTAGATAATGTTGTTATTACAGCAACAATGTCAGCACCAGATAGGGGTGACGGATTTTCAGACATCACTCCAGTAATTGATTTAGAAAGAATGTCACTTATTGGTGTAGAAAATTATCTTGATTTAAGTACTACTACTGATAACAATATTCAAGGATATATTTCGAAGAGAGTAGCTTTATCAAATCCTGCAGAAGATGTAAGAATGTTTATTTCTACAAATCGTGTACACCCTGATGCTAATATTAAAGTATATACCAAGATCAGAAGTAACTATGCTGGTTCTTCAGATACACCTTGGGATAGTTTAAATTGGCAACCAATGACATTATCAGCTATAAATGGTGGAGAAATTACTAATAGTAATTCACCTGCTTTAAAGATTAACGATAATAGAAATACATTTACAGAACATGAATATAAATTTAACAGCTCTCCAAGTTATTTTAATGAGTATGCTATTAAGATTGGTTGGTATGGAGATGATGCTGCGAAAATAGTTAAGGTAAAAGATTTAAGAGCTATAGCGACAACATAATGAAAATAGAGGGACATCCAGGTTGGAATAGACACGCTGGAACACTAATAAATAGTGATAGTGAAGCTTATAATTTATATAAGCTTAGACGAAAGAAAAAACAAGAAGAGGCTAATAAGCTCGTTGAACTTGAAAATAAAATTAAAAAATTAGAAGAAAAATTAGATGCCGCAATCAGAACAATTGAAAATCAAGGGTGAGGTAACACTTACAGCAACTTCAAAAGATGGTTCTACTCGAAAAGAGGTAGTTCGAAACCTTGTTGTTAATGAAGGTCTTAACCTCATTGCTGCTAAGTTATTTAATAAAGGTGGTGTTCCATATAAGAATGCTGTAAGTGAAACAACTGCTTTAACTGATTTAACTTATTTTGCAGGAAAAAAGAATAATGATTGGGCTTATGATATTTCAGAAATAGTTGTGGGGACTAATGATACACCTCAAGCATTAACAAATGTTTTTGCTGAAGAGATTTTAAAAGGACAAAAAATTAGTAAACGTTGGGATAACGGAAAGGTTGATAACGTATCACCATCAAATGCGTTTTATGTGCAAGCCGATTATGATGCAACTGTTGCTGATACATTAATGGAATCATCAACTAGCTCTACGGCAGTAGCAATTAAAGAAGTTTTATTAGTTGCAGCTGCATACGATAGTCCAAGTGATGCTAATCCTAATAAAAAATTAGTTGCACGAACAAAATTAAAAAATGATCAAGGATTTTTAAAGTTTACTAGCGATAGGTTGACTGTAGCATGGAAGTTACAGATAGGGGTTTAAGAGATGGCAATACAAATTAGAAATAGACCAAGTGATGCAGATAGGTATCGCGTTGTTGATGTTAAAATAACAGGAGTAGACTATAGTTCTTTAACTAATAGAACTACAGTAACTGTTGACCCGACAGATACAAATCATAATTACGTAGAACCTGGTTATTATATGGTTCCTCAAAGGAATGATAATTCTCCAAGACAAATTGTACACCCACTAAATGCTCTAAAAATTATTAGTAAAATAACTGAAACAAATAATCGTCAACTTATCTTAGAAGGTAATCAGCTTTCTACATCTGATGCATCACCCGGTGGTGGATTCTTTCAACATAATTCACCCGCACTAACAACTGCTGGATTTGACTCACCATATACAACAACTGCTTTTACGACTGATAATGTACAAAGAAATAGAAAGTACAGAATTGTAACACTTGGAAATACTGTATGGGAAAAATTTGGTGATTTGTATCGTTCAAGTCAAAACCCTTCTTATGGTAAAGAAGAAGCTAAGGTAGGAGTAACTTTCTCTGCTAACGCTAGTGGTTCAGGTGGAGATGATCCACAAACACCTCTTTTCTTCGATCCGTCTACTGGAGCTAATCGACCTGTAGCAGCAGGTGGAACAAGATACCACAATAGTCCATTGGCTGGCTATCAGATATTTAGTTTAACAGGAGACCTTGCTCAAGTAAATGGTGTATATGATTATGTATCATCAGAGCTTTTCAAACACATTACTAATAATATATTTTTAGAGAAGAGAACTCAAACAGATGGTGGTGTTGGCCGATGGACAATTTATAATCCAGGCACAAACGAAATATTCTTTGAACATCAATCTAGTAATAGTTCTGGTTTTACACTTGATTCACCTGTAAGTAGCTCACCTCAAGTTGTATTTGAAGATAGAACAGCAACAGTAGTTGCTTCAGATCAAGGTAATGGAACAGTTGTTGAAGTAGGTTGGTTCTCAAATGTTATTACTGATGAACAACCACTAACTAATGCTGAATTAGATAGTAACTTTTTAGACTTAGAAAGAAATAAATTAACTAGTGATGGCTCGATGGCTATTACTGGTGACCAAGTCGTTCGAGGTAAAGTTGATGCTGAAGACTTAGATATAAGTGGTGCTATTAATCTAGATGGTTCATTTGCATCTGGTACAAATACATTCTTAAATGCTGGAACAAAAGATATAGAATGTAATAATCTTATCTTAACTGGTGAAATAGATGACGTAACACTATTTAGAAAATATAAGGTTACTTCTTTCCCACATAGTTTCTTAGCATATTATAATGTTGCAACTAAAAATTTAGAGCCAACAACTGCTTTATTCTTTGTTGACGTTGGTCCATTCTCTGTTAGTAATGTTATTAGAGATGACTCTGATGGAAAGAAATTTTATGTTCGACGTGTTAACACAGAATTTAATTACATATTAGTTTCTGAAGTAACTTCCAATAGCACATTTAAAGTTGGTAATACAGTTACGGATCACGCAGCTGCTGGAGCAATCCTAAAAGTACTCGATCCTAAGAATTACTTATCTGCTAATCAAAACTTAAAGATATTTGGATTACAGCAACGAGCATTAGCAGGATATGTTGATTCGGTTGGTGCAATTACAATGAATGATCCTGATGATACATTTACTGTATCAAAACTAACTGATGGTGTTATTTCACCAGCTACTACATCTTATGCATATAAAATTGCTTTAATGGATAAGAGAACAGGAAAGATTAGTAATATAACAGTCGCAAATAGCTCACGTCATGTCGTACAAGGACAAGTAGCTGTTGATCTTATGAATAATTCAAACTACAATAAGATTAATGGTGTTAATCGAGCTGATGTAAATAATATTATTCTTCTTTATCGTCAGGTAAATGGAGCTGGTAATTTTGATTTAATTAATATCTATGATGATTCAGATATTGGTACATCTACAACAAATATTGAGTTACAAGATTATGGTCTTTATAATAAAACAGAGTGGGGAGTATATACAGCAACCAATGGTAAATATAATCAACGATTAAATCCCATATACATTCCTTTATCTGATGCAGAAAGAAATGCAGCAAATAGTATTCAAGGAGTTCGAACTGATGTAATTGGATTAGCGGGAGTTGGAAATAGTAATAAGTATAGCAAAGGTTTCTTAGAAACAACTGTTGCGGGTGATGTTGTCCTAACAACTGATACTTCAGCTTTAAATCATAGTCCATCAGTATTTAAAATTCAAGAAACACAATATAATGCATCGCCAAATATTGATGAAACAGGATTCGATTCACCTCTTATTGTTGGCCAGCATCAGAAATCAGATACAGTTGGTACTGACTTAGCTAGAGCTAACAATGTAGTTGAGTTCTTTATCGATAATGGTCGTGTATTAAATCATCAAGGAACTCAAATTGTTGGTGGATTCCAAAAATTAATTGATGATGCTCAAGCATCTGGTTTAAATAAAATTGATTTAAGAGGTGGTACATATTATAGTAAGTTGATAACTGTACCATCTAACTTTAAGTTTGAAGGTAATTCTAGAACTAATACATTCATTAAATCATTACCTTGGAACTTTACTAATACTAAAAACTTTAAAGGTGGTAACACATATACTGGCTACACCTCGTCACCTAAGTCGGATGTATTATATTTCAATGAGACAACTACAGGGAATATTAATACAGAAGGCACGATTAGTAGATTTGCAGAAATAACACCAGCACAAAGAGAGCCTACTACTAGTGGTGTATTTAGTAAAGTGATTAGAAATAGAGAAGCTTATGGCCGAGTTCTTTTAGATGCTGACGGTCGTTCTAATGTTCAGGTTTCTAATATTACACTTGACGGCTCATTTGAATCAAATACAATTGATGTATTTAGCACAACTGGAAAAGGTAACTTTGTATTTACAGCTGAAAGATCAAATGATATATTCCTAGATAATGTTACTATTAAAAATGGAACAACATCTGGTATATTCTTTGAACATACTAATTCTTCTTCTATTAACAATGCAATTGTTAGAGATGGTGGTAATTTAATTACTACTAATACATTTGCAACTGGACTTTATGCGCCAGAAGCGAAAAGATTAAGAATGCAAAGTTCATTAATAGAAAACTTCTCTAATGCAAATGATTTAACTACTAACTCAAATACATCTTTGGTCGGAAATATTATTCGTAATACTGGTTCTGGTGTATTAGCATTTGCTTCATCTAACTTTAATAAAGGTTCAAACCTAGTACTTGGACCTGCTGATGAGTTTATACCAATGGTAGATACTTTAAATTCAGAGTATGACGAATTGAATGTTAATCTATTGGAAATTGGTGATTACCTATCTGATATAGTTGAATTTAGAAGAGATGGTGCAGCACTTAATCTTGGTAAACCAGTTGATGTTAATAATTATGGTGTAAGTTTTGATAGTAAAATTAATACGTTAGTTGAATTGGGAACTAATCAATATTTTATTAATCAATCAGCATTTGATTTTACAAATGGATCACCTGGAACGACTGTACCAGTTATTTCAGTTCCAACACAGAACTCGCCTGATTCATCTGATCCAACAGCGGCAGCACTATCAAGTGGAAACTTCCAGTTGAAAATTACTTCAAGAGCAGCTGAAAGATTAAGAGCTAATGCATCATTCGATCAAATATTAACTCAATATAGAGCATTAACTAATAGACCTTCGGGTGAAGCTTTAGTTGGATTAATCTTTCAGGTTATGGGTTCTGAATTTACTTTCTTAGACGGAGCTGATCAGGCACTATTAATTAAATCATATACAGTTAGTTCTGCCGGTACAGCAACATTTACAATTGATTCTAAATTTGCTGGACTTATATCAGTAGATGATCAGATTGTATTTAAATTTGGAATAGCAGCTCAAGGTGGATTGCAAAGTTATTCTACATCTGGTACTGACTTATTAGGTAATCCTAAAGTAAGGAGTTATCCAGTAACACAAGTAACTACAACTACAGCTGAAACACGTATAACAGTTGATTTATCTGATCACCCTGGCACTTTAACATCTGTAACTGCTCAAACACTTGGTCTACCTGATAATAATACAAGATTAGGTATTAAGAACACGTTTACCATTGCGAAAGGAAGAATCATTATATAAATAATGTAGAGAGAGACTATGGCAACTTATAAAAATATTAATAAATCTACTAATGTGGTATCAGTCGGACGGACAGCTCCAGTACCACGTGGTGTTCAAACTAAAAATAATTCATTACCAGTGGTTCTTGCATCAGATGCTGATCCCGTACCAGTAGTTGAACAGAATAAGATTCTATCAGAGGTAGCCCTTTCTCTCTTGGGTATTCCTCGTTCAGAAGTTGCATTAGGTATTTTTGCTGATGTTAATACTTATGATGTTAACCCTTCAGAGTGGTCTATTAAACCAATCGATAGACAAAATTTTACTAAAGCTGGTGCCACAAGACCATACGAATTTAGTCAAGAAGCTAGTGGAGTTAATTTCCAACATGGATTGACTCATATTCCTGAAGAAGCAGGCGCATTAGTAGAAGCACCACCAAATGAAACAGCTGTATTAACTTCAAAAAGATTTTTCCGTTACCAACCTGGTCGTGTATCTGCTGCAACATTTGGTGTAAAAGAATCATTTGTTGATCATATTACAAGCGGACCAGCAAGAGATAATAGAAATCCTGCAATCAGAAAATTTGGTATATATGATAACTTCGACGGATACTATTGGGAAACTCGTGATACAGGTAAAGGTGACCAATTTGGAGTAACTCGAAGAACACAATCTATTATTGATTATAGAAATCCACAAACAGAATATACTTCATCTAAAACAGATGATTATGCTATTGTCGGAAAAGGTAACTCAACTGAATTAGTTTGTACTATGCATGAGAACTCAGCTCATAGTTCGCCTAGCGGAACAACAATTAGTATTCCAGTAGCTGATATTGATGCCCAACCTGAAGTTGGAATGACTATTCAGAATATAACAAATGCTTCACCGTCTGGTATTTTAGTAAATCCTGATACACAACCATTATTTGCGGCTAACACAATTGTAACTTCTGTAGCTACAGGAACCGGTCATGGCACAAGTGCAGCTAACGATACGCCAGTTTATCTAGTTGGAATAAATCAATCATCTTTACAAGATACTGTTACTATAAGAGATACTCTTATTGATTCAAGCACAGGGGATTTTTCAACTACTGTTACAGATGCTTTTGGCCAAAAAAATGGTGGTGGAACTAAGAAACTTAAATTTACTCGAGCTGGAGAATTAGCTATTATTAGAGACAATCTAATGATGACTCAAGCTGGTATATATGATCCTAGTTTATTAAAAGACCCAGTATTAAATGAAATTCAATCAGTTAGTGGTGATTCATTTATATTCCAATTACCTAATGGTCCAAGTTATAAATCAGAAGAACATTCAGCTTATGTTTCAACACATACTAATTCACCTAATGGATTACGTGTTAACGAAGTATTTGAAGTAGGTCAATTTGTTCAATATACAAGTGATGCTACGGTATCTAATATTGTTACAGGAAATGATACAGTAGGAGCTGCCGGTAAAACTCTCATTCATGGAGATTCACCAAGCACATTTATGATTCGTGAAATTAATATGTTAACAAACTCAATTAGATTATCGGGTATACCATCTATTGATCAAGACAATGAATCGCCTCTTAACTTAGGGCCTGACACTAATCTATTAGCTACATCAGCAGGAACATTCAGTACAACTAAACATTTTATTAAAACACCTGTTCCATTCATATTCCCACAAGTTGATACTACATCAACTCAGAATTGTAATGATATTATGTTCCCATATAGTAGAACATTTGATGTTGACAGAACAGCTATAACAGGAACTGATCATCGCGGTAATTCAAGTAAAGTTGGTCTTCTAGATACTAACTTAGCTGGTACGGGATCAGAAATTCAAGGAACATTATTTGATAACTTTAAACAGGACGTTAATGACTTAAATAAAGGATTAACAGCCTGCACTTATGCATCAGGTCTTGGAGCAGGAAGTGCTAATCAAACATATAGCGATGCTCAAGCTAATGTCAACGATGGTAAGATAACATCAGGTTGGAGATACTTTGTACAACAAAACGTTAAACCAGATTTCTATGGTGTATATGAGTATAAGATTCCTCGATCACGATTCTCTTTCGATTCTTTAGATGCGGATAGTGGAGAAGAAGTATTTTATTCAGATATTACTAAAGTAGCAGGTTCAATTAAATATCCTGGTCAACCAGTTGGTGGAGATGATGCTACACGTGATTCTCTTTGGGATATTGATTTCGGTAAAGTAATAATGAAGAAGATTGAGTTCTCATGGTATGGTGCTGTAGGTGCTTTATTCCTAGCATATGTACCTGTTGGAAATGGAGAAGCTCGTTGGATTCGAGTTCACCATTTAAGAGCTTCTAACCAGTTAAAAGTTGCTTCATTGGGTAACGCGACTCTTCCATTAACATACACAGTATTTGGTGGAGGTACACCTAAGACTTTAGGAAATGCTTCATATAGAACAAGTGGATATGCGGGTGGTAAATCGGCATCTGAGTTTATTACTAAGTATGGTTCATCTTATTACATCGATGGTGGAGATAGAGGTACAGTTAGATTATTTAACTTTGCTCCTGCTGCTCCTGCAAAAGTACTCCCATCAACATTTAAAGTTAAGTTAAAAGATTTTCCTGCAGCTACTGGTACAGAATTTGTATATAGTTATTCTCCTGCTGGAGGTACCTCACCCGTAGCTGTAAACAATCTTGCAGTTGGGTCTCACTTAGCTAATACAACTGGTGCTGGAAAACCCGGTCCAACCGACATTCTAATCGGTGGAACAATAACTAACTCTGCTGGAACATCTACTGCTAAGATTGATTTTGTTGATCGAAGAGGCTTAAGTAATCCTGAGGTTCGTACTTCAGTTAATTCAACGCCAAACATCGGAAGAGTATATCTTAATAAATCATTTACAAATACCTCATCTGGCGATGGATATTGTACAGTTACAATTGAACCCGGTTTCAATTTATATGGTCTTCAATCTAAAACTGAGATACAATCATCGCAAGACTTTAAAGTTAGAAATAGAGTACAAGTCTATCCTACCAAACTTTCGGCAGGTATGTCAACAGCG